AATTAGCCTTCTCCAGTAGCGCCATGGCGGAGTAGACCGCTTGATCCTGTTGCCATACTGTCATGCCTGCAAGCTGGCGCCGGGCAGATCGTTTGATCTCACCCAGGGTTACCTGCTCTTTGTCCGAATGGTGAATAACATGGGTCCCCATCCACACATCGAATGTGTCCATGCCGCCGACCTCACCGAGCATATAACGGAACGCTGGAATCACGTACCCGCGCACCAAGCTGACTACGCGATCTACTACATCGGGATGAACTTCTGAGGAAAACGGATTGTCAACCAGATGGAACAGCAGCATTAGTCTACCGACCGTCCCTTCCAGTTTACCGAAGGCGGTCATGAACAGATCAGCGCTGCCCACCAGCCGTTCGGTCTGCTTGGCATCCTCATACCATCGCTGAAACTCGCGGAACTTGGTGTATGCTTCGCTGGATAATCGGTACGTCTGCGCCGGCAGTGCGTAGGCGATCCTCAATGTCTGCTCCCACTGATCAGCTTTACCCATGAACTCAGGGGCTGGTTCACCCAATCGGGTCTGGTTCGGGCGAAGAATAGCCGGAATGAATCGTTGGATCAGGCCGTCTGTGCCCAATTGATGCAGCGCCTCCCTGAACACCGATGGCTGAATATTCCCGTATATCGACACAGCGAAGTTATCGCAGTGAATGTTACCCGCCCCCACTCGGTCCATCTCATAGGGCTGTGACTCGTAGGCCACCACCCATGTCGACCGATCCTCCCCTCCCGTCTTGTCCGTCAGCTTACGAACCCACGAATTCATTTCATCCAAGTGGCACAGTAGACCGCGAGGGCGATCTGAGCACTGTCTGACGAGCTTTTGCGACGTGATGTCACTGACGGTCACCTTCAACGGAACGGGCTGTGGTGGCATTTCTGGCACTTCGGGTGCTATGTCGCCACTGAGCATTGATTCCGTGGAAGCACTGAATTCCAAGAATGCTTTTTTCGCCGATGCGTGAGCCGCTTCCTGACCCTCCCAGACCAGCAGGTCTTTCTGGAATCGCGGACGATCCTCAGCTTCAATGTTCCTGATCGGGCTGATCATTGGGCGTGACCCCGGCGACTTCTTATCAGCAGGATTGCCCAGGGTCATCAGCCAAACGACTGGAGGTACTTTGAACCCAGGTACCAGCTCCAGTCGCATACGGGCATCCACGACGCCTGATATGGCCGCCAGGCCAGCGAACAATGGAACCAGTACGTCACACCCCACCTGATTACTGATTTCTTCAGAACGCTCTCTGAGGATGCCCGGGAACAACGACAGGTCGATGTCAGGGGCCGGGGGTCTGAGCGCATCGATCACATTGATCGGCTGGTCTGCGATCTTGGTGCTACTGAACAGACTGGATACATCAGGCAAGGGAGGTTCCCAGCCGTAACGCTTGGCGATTGTTCGCAGGGTGCCCAGCTTGACTGAATTGGGCTTGTCTGTGCGGAAACTGTTCCATTGTGTCAAGATACCCTTCCACCCGGGGTACTTAATCGACGATAGTGCGCTCCATTGGTCCCAGTGGTGCAGGGCGTAGTCAACTTGGTCTGTTCGATGACCTGCCCAGTGCAGCACCATACCGATCGCGATCCATTCTTCCCGCGATACTTCCGCAGGGACGTGTTCCAGCATCGCAAGTATTTCTTCCCATGTAGTGTCCATGGCCTCATTGACATTCTCGATCTTTACCTGATCCTGACTGATCAGCGAATGCCAGAACGCCAGCAGTTTATCGGGGATGACGGGGAGTCTGGACCAGTGACCCAGGCCCGCCCAGCGGTAAGGGGATTGAGTGATCGGATGTATGGACGGCGGCAGCACGTCCTGAGTCGTCAGGCCAGTGCTGGTGGCGCACCGGAAATCCAGATAATTGTATCTGACCCCATCCGGGGTTGTCTCAATGAGCTTTTTCGACGGGAGGGCCACCCCCATCGGCATGGCATATAGTAACTTCCCGTGACCCGGGCGGCCTGAGTCAATGATGACGGCATCAGGTGCCTGATACAGTTCGTCAAGGTCGATGCCGCACTCAGTCAGTTTCTTCTTCGCCTGTTCCCAGTCATCAATGTCCAGCGCCATAGTGCCGCTATACGCATGGGCTAATCCTATCCCGTACCCCACAGGAAGCTGTTGTTGAGATGTCAATGTGTTCTTTTTCAGATTCCATCCATCATTAACGGGAGCCTTTGTCCCCCGAGGGATTGGCACCAAGCACCATCCGTGTCTTATGTAAGCGTCCACCGATGCGGGGTGCTGCTCTACCGATTTATTCATAGACTCGCCTCAGAAAAATTTTTCATATATACTTGCATTTGTGAAACACTGTCCATACACTGTACGACATACTACCGAGGAACACAAGTTATGTCACAACCAAAAAAGCAATCCAGTATCAATTTCAGGTTGCCGGGACCCACCAAGACCAAGTTCATCAAAAAGGCGCTGAAGTATGGTGCCAGTGGTTCCGACCTGCTCCGAGAATTCATTGAGGCCTTCAATGATGACCGGCTCACTGTTGAGCCAGACCCCACAAAACCATCCATCTACAAAGGAAATTAATCATGAGTATCGAAAAAAACATTGAACGTGTGGCTACTGCTTTGGAACGCATTGCTGCTGCGCTGGAGAGCGATGCGGGAAAGTCTGGTGTGTCTGCGCCGGCGAACCCTGTTCCTTCTGTCTCGGCTGCTCCAGCGCCACCTGCCGCAGAACCCCAAGCCCCTGCCCTGACCACTCCTGATTTCATCAGTCAGCCGCCTGCTGCCGCTGCTGCGTCAGCACCGTTTACCGATTCTCAAGGAATGGTCGCCTATGTGATGGAAAGCTACAAGGCACTGGGTGCAGAAAAAGGTGCTCATATCCAGGGTGTCCTCAAGGAATTGGGTTACTCGAACATTAACGACGTGAAGCCGGACCATTATGGCCAACTCTACTCAAAAATTGAACAGCTGAAGGTGGCCTGATGAATCAACCAGTCCATGCGGCCCGGTCACCCAGCTCTGCGTTCCGTCGCAGGCTGTGCCCGGGGTCGCACCGGGAGGAACAGAAGTATCCTGATTCATCGGGACCCTCTGCGATTGACGGCACCCATACCCACACGCTGTTGGATCATTGTATAAAAAATGATCTATGGGACGCTTTGTGCATGGTCGACCAGACGCTCAGTGATCACGAGGGCGAATTCACAGTCGATCGTGAACGGGCCACCCGGGTAAACGTAGCATTGGACTACGTGGCCAATCGGGCACTGTCAATTGGACCGGATGTTACGATATTATCCGAAACCCGTGTCGATCCGGCGTTCTTCGTTCATCGGGAAGACATGGCGGGCACAGCAGACATTCAGATCCATGGTGACGATATCATCGAGGTCATTGATTACAAAGACGGCATGATCCCGGTGAAGGCAGAAGGAAATGACCAACTGCAGCGGTACGCCATTGGCGCTCTGGCCGAGTTTAAAACACCGGCCAATGTGTTTACTCGGTTCAGTACCGTCAAGATGACTATTATTCAGCCCAAAATGGCGTTACGTGGTCAGGAGCTCGTCAGCAGCGTCGATGTGCCGGTGAAGGAGTTACTGGGCGACATTTATAAACACCTCGCAGTGGAACATGCTGTCGATGACCCCGATGCCCCATTGAACCCTGGTGAAGAACAGTGTTGGTTTTGTCGGGCAAAGGGTAATTGCAGCGCACTTGCGAATAAAACGATGGAGGATATTGGCGTCATGTTTGAAGCACTGGAGGTGGCCCAACAGGTCGCCGATAAAGACCCCAATGAAATGAGCGATGGAAAACTTCGTGAGATTATTGAGGCCGCGCCCCTGCTCCGTCAGCTGTTGATCGCTGCGGAGGAAGAAGCACTCAAGCGAATGAAGAAAGGTCATTCTATCGACGGACTCAAGGTTGTCACTGGTCGCGGTTCTCGCGCTTGGAAACTACCCGATGAAGAAATGGAGCAAAAACTTCGACGGCTTGGTATCCCCAAGGGCAGCGTGTACGAACAGACATTGGTCAGTCCCGCCCAGGTGGAGAAGCTGGTCTGGTCAACCAAAGGTCAACAGAAACAACTCAGCGCGAAACAACTTGCCACAATCGATAAGAACTATATCGAGAAGAAGAAAGGTAAGTTGACCGTTGTGACAGAATCGGATGACCGCGAAGCCGTGGTTTTCGATGCCTCACCGATGTTTAAAAACGTGGAGAATCAGGACGCCACGGGTGAAGAAATTCCTGCTTGGTTAATGTAAAGGTAATTCACAATGAGTAATGATAATGTAATTTTTTTAAGCAATGTTCGACTGTCTTTTCCCAATCTGGTTGAACCTCAACGTCGTGTATCTCCCGAAGGCAAAGAGCGGGTCAGTTACAATGCCGAGTTTCTGATGGACCAGGACCATCCGGGGTTCGTCCAGTTCATGAAGAAGTATGGTGAGCTGGCGCTGGAGAAGTGGAAAGAACACGCCAATCAGGTCATGCAGATCATTCAGCAGGATCGGAAGCTGCGGTGTTACGGCAGTGGCAGTGAGAAAGTAAACCAGAAAACCTTCCAAGTCTATGATGGTTACGAAGGTAAGGTCTACATCTCAACAGGCCGTGACACCCAGCCTCAGATGATTGACGCTACAGGCAACCCCATTGATCCAGCAAACACCATGGCCTGTCAGGCAGTAGCTCGCAAGCTCTATGGTGGTTGCTATGTCAATGCCGCAGTGAAGCCTTGGTTGCAGGAGAACAAGCACGGGAGGGGTGTCCGATGCGATCTTATCGCGGTTCAGTTTCACGCAGAAGGTGCCGCATTCGGAGAGGGCGCGGTCGACGTAACCGGAATGTTTGGAGCAAGTCAGGCCCAGCCGACGGGTCAACCCACATCATCTCCGGCGGACGCACAGGTTCCTGCTGCATCTATCCCCGGCCTTCCGCCGTTCATGTCCTAGATTGACCCGGCGGGAAGCCTCCCGCCCGCCGCTCGCACCAGGTGTTGCCCCTACCTGAGTCAAGAAACAGGGGCTTCCTGTCGGAGAAATAAATGAAGAATGACTGGGTTTACGACATTGAGACGTACCCTAATGTGTTCACGATCTACATTGAACACGCTTATTCGGAGCTGTCAGCGGCGTTTGAAATATCACCATGGCTGAACCAGTCCATCGAGATTGTCCATTTTTTGAATTTGCTGCGCGAATCAGGTGCCCGTATGGTGGGGTTCAATAACCTGTCATTCGACTACCCGGTGATTCACACTTTGATGAGACAGGGGCGGTCGGATGCTCGCACACTGTACGACAAAGCAATGGCGATTATTGGCTCACAGGACGGTGATGCCCGCTGGGCGCATCAGGTATTCCCGTCAGACAGAATCATTGAGCAGGTCGACCTGTTCAAAATTCACCACTTTGATAATAGGGCGCGGTCAACCAGTCTCAAGGCGCTGGAATTCAACATGCGTTCCGAGAGCGTGGAAGACTTGCCGTTTCCCGTAGGCACCGATCTTTCCCAGGATCAAGTGATCGTGCTGAAGGCGTATAACCGCCATGACGTAAGGGAAACCAAGAAGTTCTATCATCATACGATAGAGATGATTGAGTTCCGTGAGACATTGGTTCAGAAACACTCTGGTCGGGATTGGGTAAATTTTAATGACACCAAGATAGGGAAGGAATACTTCGCCATGGTGTTAGAGCAGCATGGTGTCGAACTGCACGAATATGGGAGTAATGGCCGGCAGCCCCGGCAGACCCTCAGACCAGTGATTGACCTGAACGACGCCATTTTGCCCAGTATCTCATTTGACAATGTTCATTTCACCCGTGTCCTTGATTGGTTAAAGACACAGAAAATTACTGAAACGCGCAGCGTGTTCAAGGACCTGTCAGCGACCGTCAACGGGTTCAGTTTTGACTTCGGTCTCGGTGGTGTTCACGGATCAGTGGACTCCCGAATCATCGAAAGCGACGAGCACTATCAGATAATCGACTTGGACGTTAAGAGCTATTATCCGAACCTTGCCGTTGTTAATGGATTCTATCCCCAGCATCTGACTGATCGGTTTTGTGAGGTTTATCGAACCCTATATGAGCAGCGGAGTCAGCATGCCAAGGGGTCAGCGATTAATGCTATGCTCAAGCTGGCACTCAATGGTGTCTATGGTGCATCGAACGATGTGTACAGCGTATTCTATGACCCCTTGTTCACAATGAAGATCACACTCAACGGTCAGTTATTGTTGTGCAAACTGGCCGAAATGCTAATGAGTGTGGCGGATATTGAAATGATCCAAGTAAACACTGACGGCCTGACAATCAGATGCCATTGGTCAGATATTGGCGAGGTGAACCGGGTATCTGCCGAATGGGAGTCCATGACGGGTCTTGAACTGGAGTCAGCCGACTACTCCACGATGGCGATTCGCGATGTTAATAATTACATTGCCCAGTACACCAATGGTTCAGTGAAGCGCAAGGGCGCCTATGAGTACAACGTCGAATGGCACCAGAACGCCAGCGCCCTGGTTGTACAAAAGGTCGCCGAAAAGGTGCTGCTAGAAGGGGCACCCATACGGGAAACTGTAGAGGGATGGCCTGATGTCATGGACTTCATGCTGCGAGCAAAAGTCCCCCGCAGCAGTTATCTTAGCATCGAGAAAGATGGTCAGATACAACAGCTGCCGAACCTCACTCGATACTTGGTCACACGCAGCGGGGGTCGTTTATTCAAATGGATGCCGCCGCTCAAAGGTAAGAATGAGTGGCGAAAGATTGGCATATGCAGCGGATGGAACGTGACGCCGCATAACCGGATACCCGATAAAGAATGGGATTACGATATTGATTATGATTACTACATCGCGGAGGTTGAAAAATTATGCCTGGGTCTAGCATGAGCAAGCAGCAAGGGGGTGATCATTATAAGAAACTCAAGATTCAGCCCGTACAGTATATCCATGCCAACAATATCCCGTTCATTGAGGGCAATGTGATTAAGTACGTCACCCGCTGGCGCAGCAAGGGTGGTATCGGTGATTTGGAGAAAGCGAAGCATTTTATTGAGCTATTGATCGAACTGGAAAATCAACATGCTAGAAAAACAGATTGAGGACAAGGTGTGTAAATACGCCAGATCGAAAGGGTGCCTTGCCTACAAGTTTACTTCTCCGGCGAGGGCCGCTGTACCCGATAGGTTGTTCATCACACCGTCAGGGTTCGTCTGGTTTGTTGAGTTTAAGCGCACTGGACAGGACACCACGCCAGCACAGAAGCGAGAACACAGAACACTGGAGAAAAATAACGTATTGGTGCTGGTCATCGATAACGTCGAGGATGGTAAATTAATGGTGGATCAGATAATGGAACTTACAGGATGCTAACGCCGGAATTACTACACGGGTACCAAAAGAAGGCGGTCAATTTCCAATGTACCCGGCAGCAGTCGATGTTGTGGCTTGATATGGGCCTGGGGAAGACGGCGATAACGCTCACCAGCCTCTCTCACCTGACCAGTACAGGCTATCTGCGGGGGGTGCTGATAGTGGCCCCCATTCGTGTTATCCGACTGGTATGGCGACAAGAGGCTGTGAAGTGGGAACACACCAAGCATCTGCGATTCTCGATGGTTACCGGTTCCAAGGATCAGCGAACCAGGGCATTGTTGCGTGATGCCGATGTTTACATGATCAATTACGAAAATATGAAATGGTTGTCGGAAACCCTGCACACCTACTTCATCAAGAAGAATAAGCAACTGCCGTTCAATGGTCTGGTGTGGGATGAAATATCGAAGTGTAAGAACAGCAACACGAATCGGGTGAAGGCTGTTCGTAAAATACTGGATTACTTTGACTGGACGACGGGATTGACCGGTACGCCGGCCTCCAATGGCTATAAAGACCTGCACGGGCAGTTTCTAGTGGTTGACAAGGGCGAGCGCCTGGGGACCAGTAAGACAGCATTTCGCACCCGGTTTTACCATAAGGCCGGCCCATATAAGGAAATCCCCTATCCCGATACAGAGGACCGAATAAAAGAGATCATCGGCGACATCACCTTGGAAATGAGCGCTGAGGATTACAATCCGCTTCCCGACTTAATCGTCAATGATGTTGAGATCACTATGCCACCGGCGCTCAGACAACGATATGACGACATGGAGCGAGAAATGTTTCTGCAGCTCGATAGTGGGCAAAATAAGGAAATGTTCAACCAGGCGGCGCTGATGAACGCCTGTCTCCAGTTTTCCAATGGGGCAGTCTATCCGATTGCAGGTATGCCTTTATGGGAACCGATCCATGATCAGAAACTGGATGCCTTGGAAGAAATCATTGACGAGAGTAACGGTAACCCTATCCTGTGTGCCTATGCTTACCGATCCGATGCTGCCAGGATCATGGAGAAGTTCAAGTCACTGCGACCCATCAACCTGACGGAATGTAAATCAGAAAGCGCCTTAGAAACGGCGATGCGTCGATGGAAAGAGGGTGATTGCCCCCTGATGATCGGTCATCCCGCCAGCATGGGTCACGGGATTGACGGGCTCCAGAAGAACGGGCACACGCTGGTATGGTACGGGCTTAACTGGTCACTGGACCTGTATGAGCAGTTTAATGCCCGTCTACGCCGCCAGGGCCAAGGTGTTCCTGTCATCTGCCATAGAATACTGATGACGGACACACTGGACCGTGCTCAAGCTGACGCCTTGGACAGTAAGGCATCGACTCAGACAGCACTGAGAAAGGCCGTGAAGGACTACAGACATCACAGGGGAATGTGATCACAGTGCAGTGATCACCACGTCCCATGAGCCGCTGACTGCCGTGGTATTGATATAATACACGTCATCTTGGCCTGAGATTATCTGATGCTCCCATGCTGCATCGATAACCTCGTACCCGTCAGGGTCAGGGATATCTCTGATGGTGCCCCCATAATCCTTCTGCAGTGTGGCTGCGATGGTCGTACCACCTGTCACAGACAGCATGAAGTTGCCGACACCAGGCTTAATGGCCTGGGACACACCAGTTGCTGAAATAACGAATTTGCTCATCGGTTATTTACCTCGACCCTTGCCTTTCTTTTTGCACCCCATGGTGTCCTCCTATCTGATTGGTCCGCGACGTATTGGTCCTACCCCACCCCCGCCGCCTGTGGTGGATGCTAAAGCGTTTCGGTACGTCTGCGCCAGTGCTTTGAGCGTCGCCCTCGGTAGCAGCCTTATCTCGCTATTAGTACTCATCCCTGTATTCCACTCGGATAAAGTCGCATTGGCCGCTCCGCCAGTGGCGTTATACGCAAACAGATCATCATTGCTAATGTCGATGTCATCTTCTTCAGGGAGTAAATGCACCATGTTTTCAAAAGTAACGCCTTGGTTGGCATCGTAGTTTGCTTCAAGTGCGTTAATCTTTGTTACATCAGTAACGATTGATACGCCCCCGCTGAACGTAAATGCTGTTGTATCTGTGGCGTCTTGGGGGGCGCACGCGAATATTGCGGCACCAGCTTGATCGACCTGATCAACTACGGCGGTACATTGATTGTAACTGCCAGCCGTAGTGCCTTTTGCGTAAAAATGAATCGTGTTGTTATCTAGCGCCAAATGACCACGCGAGTAATGGTCGTCGCAAATAGACGCAAGAAACCCTACTCCGCCAAGCCACGACTTCAATCCCTCGGCTTCGATGTCGGACCCCTCACCAAACAGTATGTTGTGAGGCGTAGACCCCTGCACATCGCGGAGTCCGATTACTAGCGTGCCTGATGCCTTACCCCCTGTAATGTTCGCGTCAGAGCCAGACAGGCCAAAAGCTAACCCATACCCCCCGCGAGCAAGAAAGCGGATAACACCGCCAGAAACGCCGGGGGTTGTCGCCGGAGTTGACGCTGACACACCGCGAACCAGAAGACCGTATTTTCCGCTGGTGTTATCACTATCAGCAGTAACAGTAATGTCAAAATTTGAAATAACAGGATCAACTGCCTGGACATTGACAGCTACGCCCGTCCCGGTGTCGGCACCAGCATCAAGACGTGCTTTAAAACCAGTTAGATTAACTGCCAACGTGTAAGTCAGGCTGTCGTCTTTTTCGATATTTATCGCCCGACAATCGTCATGTCCTACATACTCACCGCCGATTATGTCGATAACCTGATCGCCGTCATCACTCATTAACGCTGTAGTGCCGAAAGTATGAAGCCCGTCATTCTCCGCATAGCAGCCAATTAACTGCAAAATGCCTATCTGACAATTGTGCTTGAATGCCCGCTCAGCACCATTAAGAAAACTACAATTGCGAAAGATCGCGGTAAACGAGTCGGTGTTCGGCGATGTCTCGAAAGCGTTAGCGTTGACGCCCGAATCTGCCTGGAAAACTATACCAGATACATCAAGTATTTCACCAGCTCCGAACGAATTGCTAAGCGTTTCGCCCACCGTGTCAGAGTCAGTGCCGGTCAAGATCACCTGCTTTGGATTTGCAGCGCGATAACTGCGCGGATTCTGAAACCGATGACGACCGTCTATATAACTGCCCGTACCATCCGCGCTATAAGTGCCGTCAGCGATAATAGCAATATCATCGTCCTGCGCAGACAGATTGACCTTTTGGGGCGTAGCCCATGGCGTCGAATCGTCCTGCGCCTCTGCATACGAGTTGCTATCGTTACCTGTTGTAGCTACGTAAACAGTTGCCATCTACTCAAACCACCCCATTATCCAGTTGATCACACAAACCAGCGGAAGAAGTCGCGCACCGCTGCAATGATAATTTCGATAAGCGTAGGCGGCTTAGGCCGGCAGCCGTCAGTGTCAATCTGCTGCACAAGAGAGGCGCTGCGATCCGATCGCAGATCACCCGTGTCAATAACCGCAGCCGACCAACTGCGCTCTGTGCATGTGTCGCCAATGTCGTAGCTTGTGGCCGATCCGATTAACGTCTGCACCAGCACACCGTCGCGGTAGATCTCAACAGCCTGAATCTCTGCGGGGGTGATAGCTGTACCGTTCTCCCGCTCGGTCGGCAACTCCCAGCTCAGGGTGTCTGCGCCTGCAACGCCTGCGATCAGGATCACACCAAAAAATAGAATAAACAGCGAAATAACAAAATTATTGCTCATCGGTAGCGCCTCGTCTGAGTTCGTCGATGGCTGACCGTGCATCGGTGATCAGCGCCTGTAGCTCGGCGTCGCTGATCTCCCGGCCCTCAAGGTCGGCCTGCTTTTGCATCGCAATCAGTTGCTGGATGTCGACCGAGATCGCGCTTGCCAGCCGGATAGCTGACAGCAGTGTCTGGACAGCGGCCAGTGCCGCGGCGGACTCACTCATCGGTCTGCGCCTCCAGTAGGATCTGCTCGATGATCAGCAGGATGCTTTCGGCCAGCTCCAGCTTGTCTTTTGCCTCAGCCGGGTTGCCGATAGCCACCAACTGTCGGGCCTGGTCGATTCGATCCGTCGCACTGTCGAGCTTGTCGGCAACGTCCAGCGCCTGCTCGTCACTCAGTGTGCCGGCGGCGTTGAGGTCACGGGCAGTCAGTGCAACGCGTTTGATAGTCACAGCAGACACTGCGATGCCGTCTTGGACAGACTCAATGCGGGGATTTGTGACGCAACCATTCAATGACAGAATCAATGACAAAGTGATAGCGTTAATCAGCACTGAAAATAACGCGCTATAAGGTACCGCTACTTTAGGATTCATCAGGTGCCCCACTTGCCGGCAAACCAGCCGATTAAGACGGACATCGCGGCGGTGATCTCTGCCGGCATAGCGACGCCAGCAAACTCTTTAAGCCCCCACGCCAAAATCACGGCAGCAGCGGTAGCCACCCCCGCGACACCGGCTTGCGTGGTCGGCTTTGGTGGTGTGTAGGTGACGGGTTCGGTCATTGTCTGGCCCTCAGTAGTTAAAAATGGCAGCCGGCAGGTCTGTGTACGCAGTCCGTAAGTCCAGGTGCAAAAACTGCGGATGGTGGCCGATAGACCAGCCCCGCTCATAGGCCAGTATAGCTAATATCTCGCGATCCATCGGCCTTGTGTCAGGGATGCCAATATCTACAGCACAGCAACCCCCGGTATTATGGTACGGATCATCACCAACATGCAACGACCGCGGATGACCGCCAATCGCCCCGTTGTGGGCCTTGCAGCGGCAGGCAGAGTTGATAACCATGGGTTTGTTAAATGCGTCCCTCAGCCCTTGGAGCGCCTGGATGAAGCCGGGGGCGAACTTTGCCATCCCGCAGTGACGGCATGATAGCTCGCCTTTGGAAAAGTTTGGTGTCATCGCTGCCGCGCCAATTCGTCAAGTCGATCAGCAAGCCGCTCCAGGTTTTTATTGATTTCCTCTTTGACCACCCTGATCTCTTGATCCTGGCGAATATCGACCCGGCGCTGGTTGTCAAGGACTTGACCGATCTGCTGACCGACCACCTGGTAGTTGGTTTCCAGCACAGCCAGTCGGGCCGTGAATTGCGCGTACTGCACAGACAGCGCGCCGAGAATTAAAAGGGTGGTTAGTATATGCCCGACACTCAGCGATTTGTCTAAGTGCCACTCACGGCGATCTGTCATTTCGTCCACTCGCGCCCCTTACTCCAAGCGATACGGCAAGTTAGTTTGCGCAAGTGTAACAGATATTCCGATATGTGCAATATTCGCCCGCCCGGTACCGCACGCCTTAATTAATCCTATTAAGAATTAGTTGAGCGAGATAGTTCTACCCACACACCAAACTCCTTTATGAGTTCTACTTTGTCCCGAATATGGTCTAGTGAGAAATCAGCCCCACCATCAAGATAAATATTACCGGTTCCGTGCTTTACTACCACGGTCCGAGCAGAGTCAACGGCGGTCAGAATAACTCGCTGTAGATTCTGACCGCCGTTGATAGTATCGAGATCGTCTGAAGAGGCGGATGACTCTGTGTCCACGGATACGTAGCCGCCTACAATAGTTATCTCCCCTGAAGAGATAACCACTGCATCTTCTGCACGGGTGTTATAAGCATAATAGTGTTTTCGCGACCCGGTTTTTTCTTTTGTTGTCCAATCCCCTATCCATGCGATACCCGATTGTTCATCATGCAATGGGGAGTAGTCATCCTCGTTTAGAGCCGTCTTACCAGTGCCTGTGTTATCCTCCGAATAAACAACGCCTCGCCCCTGAACCCAAATAAGCGGCGCTGCGCCGCTGTTGTTGGTTCTGTCAATAGTGGCTTCGAGAATGTTCACGACACCACCTGTGCGAACACGCACCGCCTGTCCACCATTACCAGTGATGGTCGCGCCTGTGGCCTGCACTACTCCATCATAGGATGCGTCGATACCAGTCGTAGTGTTGCCGGTAATTACAGCTTCAACGGCATAGATAGCCCCGTTGGACTCCCCTACTATACCGGCCTGACCGTTGTCTTTAACTTCAGCCTGGTATAGATTCATGCTACCGCCGTAGTTAATCAAGGACCCAGCAGCGCTATTGTTGGACACTTTCCCCAAAGCGCAAGAGAACGTACCCCCTGAGTTGATAAAGGCACCTTCTTGTGTGCTGTAACGGAACGAGCCCGCGTTGGCGAATATCGTTCCTCCGAACTGTATATGTGCGCCACGTCCTGCAGAGTACAGCACCACAGGGCTAGGGGCCCTGACCGTGCCCCCGTACTGGCACATGATCCCATCAGAGTCTGAATCTACTATTATCAAGCCGTCAGTTGAATCAATGTAGCCTCCTGACCGTGCTAAGAGACCAATGCCCTTGAATGCGACGTTTTCCAGCTTGACATTCCCCTCCACTATAAAACTGTCGGCTGGGCCCGATAATAAACAGTTCTTGAGCACCACATCGCCGTAAACCATGCACGTTGCTGAAGTTTCTATTTCGGCGTTGTAATAGGAATCAAGCAATATTCCCCGTGCTGAATCACTGCCAGCTGAGATCAGCTCTGTTTCCGTAGGCTTACCACCTGTGGGAGCAGGTCCCGTAATCGTGCCGCCGCCGATGAAAGTTATCTCTGTTGGCAACGTCAACGTAGCTACTTCTACCTCAATCCCTGCTGGGATGAGCAACATTTTACCAGCGGCAGCAGTGACAGCCTCTTGGAATGTATCGTAACTATCGTAACTAATAACATTAGATGAAAAATTAGCTAATTGAAAAGGTTTCGCTATTTCTGCCATGTTCTATGCTCCGTTAAGCCGCGGTGCCGTCTTCATATTCCCACGATGTTCCGTTAGACCAGATTGGTTGACTATCATCAGTGTCCCAGTACATAAACCCAGCTCCAACGGTTAGCGCATTTGGTCGCTGCACAGTGGTGCCATAGGACCTCGGTGCGAAATAAGCCTTCAATTGACTGATTTTTGTGTTATGCGTACTGATTGTAAACTCAAGTTCCAATTCATCCTCGATTGATCCGACATCAATGAAGAATTTTTTAGTGCCCCAAGATGAACCAAAGCCTTGCAGCACATTCCCAGAATGCACGCTTGTAGAAGTATCAGTGCGCTCAATCGACATGAACCCATTACCAAACCCCCCTGTTACCTCAAGGCAAACTGTTTCGAGGCCGTGAGGATTGGGCAGGGTCATATTAACCACGGCTGATATGGTCGCAGAAGCCGCGCCGTTGGATTGCTTTAATATCCACGTTTGAGCCGCATCAATACGATATACATCATTCGTATCCCAATCATCATCTGACCCACCTGACAACGTAGCTGTGACCGTTGTAGCAGTATTAGCTGTGATAGAGCCACTAGAGCCGTCAGTCGTGTTATATATCGTATAGCCGACAAGTTCGTCAGTTGTCCACGACGCCGCTGAGTCGGTCAGTGTTGAGGCATTTCCCGATCCACTATGGGTGCCGATGACACTACTAACTTCATCCAATTCCCAAATATTATCGTTGTCTGTGATATTGCCGCCAATAGGTCTATATCCCAAGGTAGGTAGATTCTGGTAGTTAAAAAGATTAGGTATGCGATCCGCAACTTCGCGAATGTGCGGCTTCTTCAATAATGGGAAAAAATCATTATTGTAATAACGGCCCTTGTCCGGGTAATTAATTGCAAAACCTTCTACAAAGTCAATAGAGTACGCGGGAGAGAAGCCAGAGCCTGGGTCTTGTATTCTGTTATCTGAAATATCATTTGAGTAATCCAAATCAAATTTTGCAAACACATGGTTAGAGCCGGTTTTACCAAAAGGATTGAGGTGATTGTTGTTGCATTTAAATCCCTGCAACCCTTCAAAAATCCAAACCATAGACGGGTTGTCGTCATCTTTGTTTTCAAAAAAGTTTCCTAACAATTTATCATCTCGGGTATCTTTTATACACAGTGACCCCATGCGGCCAGAGCCTAAAATATCTAATGACGGCCCTAATGTCATATCTGTGCCCATACCAGCTACAGTACCGGCGTGGTCTACCTTTTCACGGTGAATGTTGCGCGCACAGGCGGACACTCGTGAATTTTTAAATTGTCCAATCACATCGCCAAACGATGCCCAGCCGACACCGCAGTTGTAAATGTATAGCCCTGACATGTCCAGCGCGTAGCATTTATTGGTGCGCAGACCAACACCGAGAGGCTCAAGGTCTGTCGTGTAATCAGGCTCATTGACTTCATCACCTGCATTTGCGTCAGCGGTTATATCATAGGTGCCTATAATCCGTGCGCCGTGGAATAACGGACGGCTCACCGGGGTCAAATCATTCATCGTGGTTGTAACAGGATTGCACTCAACTGCGTTTTTTGCCGACACGGTTATATCTACGAGCCCGAACCGACAGAAAAAGCGATCCCCCGCTGAGGCTGGTTGGTTAAACGTAATAGATACATCAGAGGATGAGCTGGCAAGAATCGTCTTAGACATCCCATCACCGACAAACACTGTGTTACACGTTGCTGAAAGCGTGGTGTAAAGGTACTCTCCTTCAGGCAAAAATATACTTAGCCCTGTATCAATAGCAGTCTGAATAGCAGTAGTATCATCCGTAACCCCGTCGCCAACAGCGCCGAAATCCTTTACTGAAACAATATCATCAAGACGCAGGTTTAGCGCCCTGGGAACAGCACCGGAAAATCCAGCAGTGTGCTGAACACTAGACGATAGTACAATATCCGAACCAACGGATCGTTGATTAACGATAAATACAACACGGTCTCCCGCATTCAACCCTTCATCTAAAGTAACCACAGTACTGCTAGTCTCTGTGATTAAGTCAGGATCAATTAATGCCCCATTCACGTAAACCGAAATATTATTAACACCGACTGTATAGTTGACGCTTGTGAGAATGAACGATGTTTGTCCCGCTGTTGCCGTTTGTACCTCGTATGTAGTGGCCACGGCACCCTGAGCAATAGCAGATAAGCTGGTGGTGTAAGGGCGACCTGATGCGTCGAATAACAGAACCCCGTTAGCTCGTGTGGACACAGAAGGTAGCTCCATGTCCAACCCGACGGGATCACTGGACGGACCCTTGATTGACCGGGCGATCCGCTCGTCGTGCTCCTGGGCGATATTCGTCAGCTTGTCCAGCGCCCGCTCATGTGATTCTGCGGGAAAGGGGTCACCTGAGATGTAATCAGTGGCCTGTGTCAACGGGGTGTCTCGATCGATCAAGATGCGCTCCGCTGACGTGGGCACAACAGTCATGGTCACATCGCCCCCCTCGTCGTCCCCCGCACCAGACACTGTGTAATCTGTATTCAGCACCATAAGTGCCTGAACGCCGGTGGCGATCACGATCTTCTTGACCACTAAGTCAGAATTACTGATGAACTTATAAGGGAAACTGAAGGTCTGGGTGACTCCGTTTCCATCATATAATTTCCTTTGGAATACGCTACTTACCGTCATTGCTGTTCTTCCTCACCCGGGGTGACCATATCAATAGTTGCCTGGTGCAACCATGCGTTAATCCGCAGCGCTTGTGTCTCCGCCTGCTGTGGCGTATCAATCTTCTGCAGCAATTCTATCAGAAAATCCTTATCGTTGAGCGCTCGAATGAACACGTCGTCCATGTTCACCTTACTCATCTTGGTGGATAGGTATTCTGCCATATTGGCACCAGCACCCGTTGCTTGGATAGTGGCACCACCGCTCCCCATTACCTTGGATGCCGATCTGACTGCAGTGGAACCAGCAACACGGGCAAAAAACTTCATCACTGTGTCAGATAACCCCTTAACGGGCTCCACGATCACCCCGGGAATAGAAGCGGTTTCGATATTGTCCATGATATCGAATATCCGAGTAATCGCGTCATGATGGTCTTTATCGATAACCTTTTTCTTGAGCATTAAATCCAATGCGTTATCGCCACCCGGTACTGACGGATTGGTCATCAGGTTTCGATATTTGGTCAGGTCCATGTTCCCGCGACTGTCTCTCGCCTTACGCAGCGCTGCAGAATGTATTGCAGCAGACAGTCCCGCCTTTGCCTCTTGGGCGTTGGCACCGGTCAACTTCGACCCCTTGATTACGTTGATCATATCCTGCATCTGGCGGTCCATGTTCGGTGACTCCAGCATCTGTCCGGCGATAACCACAGGATCACCTTTCGCCAGCTTCTCGAACGCCTTGCTTTGGCGAATAAATGCCGTAGTTCCCTTAACGTAATCTTCGACGGTCTTGCGTTTGGTTTCTGAAACCATTGCCGACTTCAACACCTCCGCTACCTCGGGGAACCGGTTCAGAAGCGCTTTGTTCTGACGCATCTTTTCAGCCAATTTACTGGTGTTCACCTGCATAGTGGTGGGATTAATGGCCTCTGCGAACATGAGCCTCACGAATCGCTCCTGGCCGTCCATCATCACCTTAGTTGCTTCCTGGGTGATCTCGTTGCCCATGCCGCGCACCTCAAGGAATCGAGTGGCTTCTTCCAGCTGCTGAAAATTCAGGTCAGCTGCTTCCTTGCCAGTGGCCAGCGCTTTACGGAGTAATAGCTCTGGTGCCACCCTGTCACCATACTTCCCAGTGGCGGTGGCCTTGCCTACAAATGACCGGGTGAACACATCATTCATTTCTTTCGAGAACCGACGGGCGTTTTGATATGCTTCGTCGTTAATGTTCGTGAAGGCGGCGTCAATGTCATCCAGCGCGGCCTCAGCCAGATCATTGTATGTGCGGGCCTGACTATAGTTGCCTGAATTACTGGCCTCTCGGGCCATGTCCAGCAGTTTTGACCGCATCTGCTTCAGATCACCCACAGTGGTATTGACCTTCGGTGCTGTGAATTCAGGACGAAGGTGATCGGGAATTACGAGTAGTGATTCTCCAGGAAGTCCTTTTTCTGACCACTCGATAAAATCGCTGACTATTTTGGGCATCTCCTTGTCACGGAGAACCGGGGTGATCTCGCCACGAATTTGTTCATTCTTCACTCGAAGATTGATCACGTTGGCGGGGGTGTCGTTAGGGACTGCTCCCCATAGTTGATTCTCTGCCTTACGCACCTCGCCGATGACGTTCCCTAGTGACTCACGAGCGTTAGCGCTCAGAACAGCCCTGGCGTCAGGCGTATCATCACTGATCCGCGCAGCAGTGCTCACGGCGTTCTCGGTGGCCCCGTCAACCATGCTTTGAAGAAGGGATCGCACATAGACCGACTTCGCCTTGGCGGCCACGGTCAGCGCTTCAGGGTCGCCGGTCTTGCTCAGTTGGGCAATAATGCCGCGCATAGCGTCCAGCGAATCCATGGTGTTCTTTTTCACGCTCTCAGAGAACGCGGGGTCTGATTTAATCAGGTAGTTCTGCAGTGCGGCGAGTGTTTCCGAGCCCGTCTGTTGAGCAAGGGTCAACCCTTCGTCGATAATGGCACGATTCTCGTCCATGACCCCCTGTTCCTGCAGGACACGAATTAACAGCGACGGGTCCTCATTGCTGACCTCGAACATTTCCTGAAGGGACTGGGCCGCACGGGTTTCTGTCGCCTTTGCAGTCGTTACCCATTTCCGACCCTGATTATACAGCGCACCAAATGCTCTCATTGTGGGAGCAGCGGGATTAACGATGCCGCCGACGACTTCCGCGCCAATGCGAACGCCTGTCTCGCCCGGCCAGATGGATTCGGCGACAGCAGACATTCCTGCCGCGCTTACTGCTGCCGTACCTTCAGCCAATCCAGTAGACACAGGTCGCGTTTTGGCGGTGTTGATGATTCGATTGACCAGTTTACCGACACCTTGGTCAGCAACCTTCAGGTTCATTGCGCCTGCGGCATACGGTGCCAAGATAAAAGGAGCTGCCCCTCCGAGACTACGAGCGCCATACGCAGCAGGGCGCTGAGATTCAGGGAGTTGTTCTGGTTGAGGGACACCCAGCAGCTCAAGGAACTTATTGCCTGTCATGCCACCAAACATCAGCCCAGCCACACCACCGGTGAATGTAGTGACAGCTTTTACCGCAGGACCGCCCGGCACCTGAGCGCCAAACTTAGCGCCGGCAATCATACCAGTCAGGCCAGTAGACCCCTCTACCGCGCCAGCCATGCCCTGCTGCATCATGACCTCAGATGACGGCATACCCCCACCGGTCATCTCGGCCATCTCCCATGCCGAGTAATCAGTATCCGCATCAGGAGACGATGGTGTTACTACCTCCCAGTCCGAGTAGTCATCGGTTTCTTGGGCAGCATTGTTTACAGGTTCCGCCATCAGCGCTGCTCCGGTACTTTACGAGCGGTTCCGTCAGGCATGATGACGACAGTTCCCGGGGGGTAGCTGTCCAGTGCCTCTTTCGCGGACTTCACTCGCGGGGGGACATTGAGCCTGTTACGGGCGTATTCAATATTTTTCATTAACTGAAGGGCGTCTTGTCTCTCGGCGACGCTTGAATTCTGGGGGTTTTCGATCACGTTCATCAGTTTGCTGTACTTACCTTTGAGATTGTCATCGATCGTGATTAACCGCTGACGCAACGCTACTTCGTTATCCCACAGGGCCGGTTCGATCTGAACCGTGTCTTTCAAATCCTGGCGATATTGTTCTGCGATCCGTCCTTCCGGGCGAATACCGTCCACGATATCGTTCTGCATCTGCAGCGCAGTCATCGCCGCACGCTGAAAACGAGGGTCCACGTCAAGCCCTTCAGTGAACGGTGCTTTCATTAACACCCTGGATACAGCGGCTCCCGGGCCAGTCAAGAACGACCCCAACTCCCATAATGACTCACCTTCAGGAACCTCGGCGCCCCCGGCAGCGCTGTCGGGATCAACACTGGTTCCCCCGGACTCTCCACCCATTGATATTGGCCCATAAACACCAGAACCCTGATCCAGTGCCTCTTTGACTGCTGGCGGCATGGACGGCTGGACAGTGCGACTCATTCCATTAACGGGGTCAGTGTAGCTTTTAGGCCCGTATGCTTCGTAAATAGCGCTCTGGTACTCCATTGCGTCCTGCTCTGACAACAACCCTTTACTGTAGGCCATCGTGTTGTTATTAATCGTTTTGAGCGCCCTGCCTCTCAGGCTGGTGCCATACCCACTTTCCTCAGTACCCATGAACTTGTCCACAATCTGCTGGGACGCGGGTTTGCCAGTAATTACCTCGTATTCGGCAATCTTGTCCGCCGGTGTCATATCGCCCGGCTTGTCGGGTAGCAGTTTTACCCGCTCGACTTCTTCGGGGGTCAAGTTCCGACCAATCGTCATGGTGTAGCTGGCGATACGGTCCTTGACCGCCTGTTCTTTCTCCAACACCTTCGATTCCTGCACCGCGGTGTCAATTCTCAATTTTCGCGACGTATCTGGACTCAGTGTCTGCTTAAACCGATCATCGGCCATGAGCATCTTGGCGGTCTGGTAATCGCCCTTCTGCAAATATGCCATGACTGTGGACGACATGATCTGCTCACGACCCGCCTGTCGGTACTTCTGCTCCTGTTCCTCCGTTAGTGCCGGCGCTAGTTCATTGATCTGTGCTTCAAACTCCACCAGGGCGTCATCCATGGTGTCGGGTGATGTCATGGCGACAGATGTCAGTGAATTGACTGTCTGCTCAACAGTGCCCAGTATCATCGCCTGTTGAGCCTTGATCTGGTCACCCATGAGCATTTTGACGTACTGACCTTCTTGGTTCAGCAACGTCGTTTTCAGCAGGCCGCGGCTGGAGGCACTACCTGAATGATCACCGGTCACATTTTCCCGCAGCTGGTTTATTTGCTGGCGGTACCGGTCGATAGCCTGTGGATCAGATATATCTTCCCCGGTGATAAATTCTTCACGGAGGGCAATGGCTTGCTGATCAAACTGGTTTTGCAGGCGCACCCGGTCAATGGTTTCGGATCGCTGACGAGAGCGCTGAGCGATATCACTAAGCTGGGAACCAATCTGCTTTGTTGCCTCACTAACACCCGCACCAAAATCAGCAGGGCTTGACGGATTCGCCCTCGGAGACACCTGCTGATCGTAAATATTGAGCTTAGGCATAAGTTCTTCCCACTTCCGTTAATAATGCAGCGCCTGCTTGTAATTTAGACGCGCTGCGAGCGTATTCGCCCCCGCGACGTAATCGTCCTGATTCAAGTTGACCAAATACCCGATTATTCAACAAGTCCAGCTCTGCGTTAGCCGCCGATTCGGCGATCACCGCCATAGGTGTGCCTGATGTTGTTACACCGCTTTTCGCGATATTTGTCCGGGTAGTCCCTCGCGTTTGATCATACGCACGAAGGATAGCCCGTTCACGCACTCCCGTCGATATATCATTCAGTTGCGCATTGTACTCGGCGGACTGTTGCGCCATCTTACCTTGGTTCAACGCGCCAACAGCTTGTAGTCCGGCCCCTAACCAGTTAGCCCATGCCATGTTCAGTCTACCTTGGCCATCATGATCATATCTTTCCCGTCCGGTCGGTATTTACGAAGATATCCTTCGATTTCAAATCCCATGTGTGTGAGCCATTTTATTCCCTGTTTGAACCCCACGTCCACGGTGGCCTCGACGCGGAAGAACGGCAATCCGTCAAGTAACTCTTTCGCGATAGGCGTAATACCGTACGTTGCCTGTTTGGAGATCAGTGCCCATAGTGTCGCCCTGCCGTCCCATTCAGGACAAGCACCAAGAATGGCTACGACTCTGCCGTTATCCTCAATGGTCTTCAAAAGTCCCACCTCAGAGAGATCATGGAGCACTGGGTCATCCTGCATCAACCATTCGGTAACATAGTCTTGTTCTGGACGAATCTCGATGCTGTCCATGTCTCCTTGTCGCCATTCTCTAACGATCACTGACATTCACCTGGGGCATCAGGGATATTAATGTGAATGGCGTCGGTAACCGGTGCTCAATCTGAATCTGGTTCATTCCCTCCCGGTATCCGTCAGGCCATGACAAATTGACGAAATCTCCTGAATATAAGGGTATGGGGGAATCCATATCATCTGCTGCATTTCTCATGTGGAGCTCATCCAACGACGGGGCGAGCTGAGAACCATAATACAACCCCGGACCCGTATCCTGCAATCGGAGAGACAGCGTATTGATTCTGGATATCTTGCCCTGGGCAGTACCGTCAGCGCTTCCTGCCGACAGCGGCATTGTTCTCAAGCGGGCAGTAAGCGGGAGTCCCAACTGGACCTTCGACCCTTCCCGCTGTAGGCTGATCGTTCCTGACGATACGGTCCTGTTTGGATGAACGGAGCCGTCCACCATGACCGATACGGTTTCCCCTTCGAGATGATCAGCACCAGTGATCGTCGTGGTCGGTGATCCATCATAGCTTGCCCCACAATCTAGGAACAACGCGGTGTCGTCTGTTCGATATTTCTCAACGTACTCTACGTACCGAACCACTGACCCATCGATTGTGCGCTTCACCACCATCCAGAGCACATCCTGATCGCCGTCCCAATGGGGTATGGTGGCAATAGACTCCACTTCACCATTGACCATCGGGTGACGGTGCCACCCTATGACATTTTCCTGACGTTCGTAAGTGAGGCCGATTAAAACACCGTCGTCACGCAGCAACCATACCACCTGGTCGGGTTCCTGCTGGTATGCCATTGCGATAAACCCATCACCACTGATATGTTCAGCAAGCACCGTCATATCAGCGGCAACGTAGGAATCGGAATCAAAGCTGTAGATATACTCCCTGAGTTTCCGAGACGACCGCTGAACAAATAATGTCACCAGCCCCACTCGCAGCGGTCGAATATTGTTCGATGTTCCATAGCTGGTCTGCGGGATAATCCTCACATTCGTGGGGGTGACTGGCTCCGATGTTGCCGACGCACTAAGCGTGTACTCACTGGAGTCTGTACCGATGACCAGCACCCTGCTGGGGTCAAGCCATTCAATTTTGCTACTATCCTGAGAGTTAATCGTGTAGTTCAACGCAGCATCGTCAGTAGTACCGTATTTATGGTTCTCATAGTCACCTGTGACCGAGGCCCACAGTGTCTGAGGGTTTTCCCTGTTCCCGGCAAACCATAACCTGTCTTCATAAAAGGTTACGGACCCTGGGTATCCGGTAGTCTGCGACCATGCCCCTAACGACCATCGACGTGTGCCGCTGGTGGCGCTGTTAGGGAGTCGAGATACCACGGTTGCAGTAACCTCAGCGGCACTGGTGAACGCTGTTATCACGGCGTACCCGGAACCACTGTGTCGGTATATCCAGTCAACGGAACCATCGCTTTCAGTACCCTCATCATGGACAGGGACGCGAATACCGGTAGTGCCGCTCCCGGTGGATTCATACACGTTGGTGCTGGCGTATAATAGCTCGCCGGATGTAACCGAATCTCCGCTCTGCCATGGATCATACTTCGAACGGATCAGCTCCGACATGCGAAAAGAACGACCTACGTCACTAGCCACAAAAATATCATCAGACGCGGTGAGTGTGATCCCTGTTCCGGTAACCGCGGACGCAGTTACGGTCAATGACTCATCGATATTATCATCGTTGAACGGCGGCCACGCGAATTGAACAGTCTCAATAGACCAGTCAGTATCGCCCATTCGCAGCAGCTTTCTCGGCGGTCGGTCAGGATGGGTGATATACATGACATCAACTGACTGAGCGTAGTCCAGATCAACTAAATCAGATACCGTATAAGGGGTGGTTATCTCATAAGGAGACCCGCCATCCAGGATGATCCCCCCATTCCGGTAGAATCGGATATACTCATCACCGAATTCGAGAATATATGCTTCGTCATTGCTGCGACGGAAAGGAATCAGTCGCACTGCTGATCCGGAATCCTTGACCTCCCTGACGAATCGTGTGCCGGGGCGCTTCTGTGCGGGACCATGGACTTTAGGTATTAGATTTTCAAGAATCTCACACCCGTAGGCATATTTCTGCAGGTCTTCTCGCCCTTTGAGTTGCGGGGACAATTCGCCAGCATTAAATGAATTCTGAATAGGTGATGCTTTTGGCACGGATCAGTACCTCGCCTTTAGCCAATCATCCTCTGCGTATTCTGCGGGCGGGTTCTCCATTCCGTCAGCAAGAGTCGCTTCTGTCATGGCGGCCACCATATCACCCTCCAGTGATTTCTTCTTGGTGTTGCTCTGAGTCAGCGCCTCGCACAACTCATAAGCCAGTCGGGCAGCGGCCAGTTCAATGAAGGCCGTATCATATTGGTTGGGGTCATCTACCCTGGCGATGTATCGAATATACAGTACTGACTCATTGGTCAGTATTGCTCGCCCTTCGACTTGGTAGTCGATGGCGTCAGCATCCCGAATCTCGATTAATCGAAGCAGGTCTGTCGGGAAGTCAAACGATCGGGAGAACCCCCAGTCAGGAGGACTGGCAGACGGCGCAAGGCTTGTCCGCACGGTCGCAAAGTTCCAAGGGTGCCGGCGAAGAAGCTCGTCGCGGATGAGCGGCCACGCCCTTTTACAAAGATCGGCGTTTTTCGTACCGTCGTCGATATTGATAATTTTGGAAGCCCCGAGCTTGTCCAGAGCCTTGTTGGCAATGTCGACGACTGACGGCATTACTGCTCATTTTCCAAAATTTTATCGCGGATACGCGTGATGGTTGCGTAAAGAACCGATGTGTCAAGGGCATCGTCGTACAGAATACGGACATCGTTGGTCAGCGTCAGGGCAGCCCCGCTACTGATGGCCATGTTGTCCATTTCCGTAGTAATATCGGCATCAATAAATTGTTTCGCCATGGGTTACTCCGTTGATAAAAAGCAGGGGCCCGGAGGCCCCCGAAGTGGCGTTAGTCGATGACGTACTCGATGATGAATGACAATGTGCCGGCAGCCGCGGTGGCGGGCGCTGTGGCTACGAGCATCCCGACGTAGTAAATACCGCCCGGATCGGAAGTGGCACCGGCGTCTTCCCACACCATCTGACCACATGCACTGATGTTGCGCGCTTCAAAGGCGTATTCAGTGAATGCGGTGGCCGCCTGACCGAGCGTGATGTCGCTGGCGTAACAGTCAGCAGAAACCACTACACCGTCTTTAGTGTACAGGCCCACATCCCACAGAAGCGCCACACTACCACTATCCAGATCGTCTGCTGCCAGTCTGATAGAAGCCACGGAAGCATTGGCGGGCAGTGGTACAAGCATCACCAGGTCGTTCAGCGCGAGATCACCTGTGGCCAACTCAAGGGAACCCTGAGCTACCCGAAGGCGACCATGAAACTCCTGTGTCCGATTGACCACAGAAGGTACTGCTTCATAATTAGCGATAATATCGCTGTTCTTAGTGCTCATTGGTCACCCCTTACGATTCGGAACACAGAATTTCAACAATTTTGCCTTCCTCGGTACGGGTAGCGCCAAAAGTTCCTTTGACGTATACCTGAGTCGAGTAAGACTTGTCGTCTCGTTCAGTAATTCGTGAGTTGATATCATTCCACATACCCAAGTGCATACCAGAACGCGCCCATGCCGGAACACGGCGGTTGCTGGAACCATCTACACCCAAGCGTTCACAGTGGATAAATTTGAACCCCATGAAGGTGTCGACTCGTCCCTCAACCAGCGTTTTGACGCTGTTGTAATCAGAACTGGTCACCTGGGTTGTCGCTAACAGGTTATCCAGCTGAGTGGCGGTGACGGCGATATACAGCGGGTCCATATCCAGATCGACTTCATTCGAAGCCAGGATTTTCTTTGCCTCGCGCAGCTTGGCGACGGTCAGGCCAGAAGAGTCAGCGCCCACTTGCTGATTCGAGGTGTCGAACGCAGTGTCGGTAGACCCGTTTTCCCCGGTCTTGGACGTACCAAAGAACGCGGAAATGATCTCGTCATCAATACCGCGACCGATGGCGTATGCACCATTGATTGCGTAAGGACTGGTGGGATCAATCAGCATCCGCAACTTATCCTGATCGTCAATCAGGTCCGCCCACTCGTAATCCTGCGGGAATACCCATCGGGCATCATGCGGGGTTTCGATCAGGGGGGTGTCTGCGTGACGACTGGTGCGCTTTTGAGCGGTGACCTGCCCAATCTGCTCAACGGCCTTGGCTGCCTTGCCCACATAAGAACCCATGGTCACGGCATCGCGGAGCTTGGAACCCCGCTGTTGAAGTAACAGCTGTACGTTGGTTGTGTATTGTTGCACTGTGGCAACAGTAATTTGATTGCTCATGGCAAACTCCATCAGTCAAAAATCAATATAAACCGACTTAGGCTGACTTGTCCGCCACAAAGCGGGGTCAAAATTAACGCTGAGTTTTCACTAAGTTACCCTGGCGTCAGGACTTTTTACGACTCAGTGTTTCACGGGGTTTCGGTGATACTCCCGTACTTTGTTTAGAATCTAGCACATATTCTTCGAGAAGTGAACAAATTTGCACAATCTGATCAGGTTTTTCCAAACCTGCCCGGGTTGCGAGCGGTGCGACTACTCGCACCAGCTCTAACCGAATCTCATCTGGGTTAAGAGGCATACGCTGCCTCACTCAAACGTGCCATTTTTGCAACGGCATCTTTGTCACCCGACAAATACTTATCCATGAAATCCTTGTTGGTTTTCAGGTCAGTGATTTGCTGCTTCGCTTCACCTGGGGTAATTGAGAAAGAAGATGATCCTGACCGCTCACCCCCCTCAAAGGACGCCTCGCCCATCTTGGAACCCAGGGTCGCGAACAACGTCATCATTTCACCGGTGCCTAGCTTGGCCTCAAGTGCGCTGAGTTTATCGGCGTCATACCCCAAGGCAGCCACGGCACGCTTGCCGGCGTCAATATTGGCGTCATAGGCACGACCCCACTCTTTCTTGAGCTCCGCCATCTCATGCTCAGAATTCATACTCATCTCTTCCTGATACGCTTCCGCATCAGCGATCATTTTTTCATTGAATTCCGAGTACAGGTTTTTCGCGGCATTGTTGGTCAGACCGTGACGGAATGCGGCATCTTTGAACCAATCGGTCAAACCCTGGTCAACATCGTCTGGTAAATCCAGCTCATAATTATCTGGAGATTCTGGCCGACCAAGCCTGTTGTAGAATTGACCCAGCGCCTCTTCGTCAGCATCTTCGCCAGGCATCTCCAGCAGGTTCCGGCTACCGCCGGCAAACTTTTCCAGCTGGTGATAGCTTTCCACCACTTTTGCGGGGCTATCCCACCCCTTGTTCTTCACAAACGCTTGAGTATCTTCATCAAGACCCGATACCCACGACTCTTGGCTCGCAGGGACCGCGGTGCCAGCGTTACCTGATTGTCCTGCAGCGCCCGCATCGGCGCCACCGTTATCGCCTGTCAGGGCGGCAGCAGCTTCACTCATTGTCATATTCCTCGATCAGTTGGTGTACGTCTTCATCGGTCAGGTTCAGGTGACTCATGATTCTGAGCCATACTTCGCGCCGACCCTCCAGAAGAAAAGTTGAATTTACATTGTCCACGTCGGCCGTGGGCAAAGTGGCCCGGCAGAACCGACGAAGGTCAGCCAGCACCTGTTTGCCCGCGGGACCATTAAATGTGTCCTGATATGCCCGACGGCGCTTGTTTATGAAGGGGAGCCTCACGCAACACCCGTCAGTAACTGATTCGCCTGGGCCACGTCCTTCATGGCCCCCGCGATGGGTTGGGCAGACTCAACCATGGCTTGTTGCTCGTCCTGTTGACGCTGTGCTTCGCGAATTTGGCGCATCTGATCAGGACTATTGATCACTCGGGTCGGTACGCCAGACACCTCTGTGGTCAACCTGGCCAATTCTTCCTTGTTGAAAATGTCCAGTATACGCGAATCAAGCTGAGCGAATGGTGTCAATAGTTCCATGGACCGCTGTACGCCCACCAGTTCCTCAGCCCGCATCATACGAGACATCGGGGAATCATAGATGATCTCGTATTCGCCACCGGCCTCACGAAGTACATCAGGCATTGGCGGTAGGACACGGTGGAACATGAGCAGGTCCATTTCCCGCTCAATCAGGGGTCCCAGTGACTCGGACTGCTGCCGACCGACAGTGGGGGCCAATAACATCCCCTTTTCCTGGGCACGGATCAGTGCCTCCGTGGCCGTCATGCGTGGAGTGTCCACCAGAATCTGAAACAGTGTGGTCAGAAACGCATCGTCGATGGCCGCTCGCCGCTGTTCCATCTTGACTTCATTGATATCGACCCGGGCACCGGTGTTGAACGGCTGAATCAGTGCTCTACCATTACGATCCACACCACCGACGTTCAGTCCCCCGGGGCGCATGTTCACGCTGCGAGCACCCCCACCCAGAACCCCGTCATCGTGTAGCAATATCGGGGGGTCAATGAGCTTGTGGGCTGCTCGAATGTCAGTCTTGCTCATTTCATTGAGCATTTTAATGTCCGGTAGCACCGACATGGCGGGTGACCGTCCGTACACTTCGTCGGGGGCTGTCACATAGCGACTGATGGAGAACGGGAAGCTGTTGTACCCGCTTTCCTCGCCCACTTGGACCTTCTCAGACACCATGACATACTTCGATGAGTATAGTTTCCCCCGGGCATCGACCCGCCCTTCATCGTAGTCACTGTTCGGACGGACACAGTGGACAAACTCGAATTCTTCATTCGCTTTGTTCGGATTCTCCAGACAGGTCAATATTTTTTCAGGAAGATCGCTCCCGAACGCCTGCTGGGCCTGACGAGCATTGTATTTGAATACCCGATACACGGTATCAATGACACCCTGGTGATTAGTTTCAATATACAAGTTTTTCAGGTTGATCGTTCGATACCGCAGCCCGCTACCGGCCATGTAATCGATGAACAGCGCCCCGGTACCGAAAGCGCCCACGGACACCCAGCGCTCATAGTTCTGACCGGAAAAGTTCGCCTTCGGTGCGTAACGAGCGGAGTAGAGAATATTGTTGACGCGATAGAACCAGTCCTGAACCTCGAAATCCCGATTCAGTTCTTCATTGTTCGTTTTGAGGTTGTGCCATTTCTGCTGCATGGGGGTGAGCGTTGAGTCCATCACCGCCGCGAATCGGTCAAGCGCCGTCATCGGTTTGGAGTCAAACACCTTCTCGGTGCGCTTCTCCCCTGCCGTGCGGTCACCTACAAAACCCCTGTGGCGCGGGAGAACCCGTTCGGCAATTTCTTCCCAGTGATTTTCCCATACGCCGCGGCGGGACCGCAGCTGCTCCAGGTGCCTTACTTCATCAGCGGCGTCCTTCATTAACCGCCGCCCAGTAATACATTCGTGGCGGTTCTCGGCATCGATGCTGATCCGAATGCGGTTAATACCGTGGACGCCCTTCCTCGTTTACGTCGCTCACGGTCGACAGCGGCAGCAGCTGAGTCATCAACCACCTTGGCGGCATCTGCAGTTACTTGCTCGGGCATTTTTATATCAGGAAGTTCCGGCGAGATAGCGCCCTTGACTTTATCGAGACCAAAAAACGTTGATTTCAGCGTCTTGCGTGCCACTTTCTTTACCGTTGATCCCATTATCACACCCTCATGCAAATACATCGTATTCTGAATCAGCAACGCGATTCATGAACGCATTGCGCCGGCGCATCAGGTTGGCGTCAACCCGTGCTACAGGTTCGGCGAAGGTCAGCGCCAGAGCATCTCCGTCATCAGGAGACATCAGCCCGCGCTTCTTCATTTGGTCCTTCGATTCGAGCTTCAATTGCCCTCCACCGTGGATAGCATACTCGGGTCCAGCCAAATCATCAATAAGTTCATCGTCGTTGTCAATGCACCCATAGGGCAACCAGTCCCGCATCTCCCCCCACATCTCAGCCCGCCGGTTCAGGTATTTCTCCCGGTCTGTGGCTCGCTCACCACTTTGAATCTCTGTTACACGATAGCCCAACTGCTTCAATCGGTCCACTACACCGCCACCGACACCCCCACCATCTATGAAAACAGCATCGGGGTTATACTGGTCGATCACCAGGGCAGCCTCGGTGGCCAGCGCCATTGTGCTCAGCTTGCGAAAGGTCTTCTTCGGCATTGACCGTGCGTCCCGGCCTCGCCGGAACCGGAACACGCTCTTGTCGTCCCCGAACCGTGCTACGTCGATCGCCATGATCAGTGGGGCACCGCTGTCCTCGGTCAGCTCCCGAAGCGCGGCGTCCTGAATAACTTCACGACTGATGAACTGGTTTGACCCGGTGCGGGGGAACTCCCCCTTGACCTCGATGCGGGTGACATCGTGGTCTTCGCCGTACTTGTCCGCGATCCGCTGGTAGACGGCCTTGTCCACCCCCTCTACGGTTCGGCTGTCAATGTACCGGGTTTCCCAAAAACCCATATCTTTATGAAAACAATCAAAAAATTTCCCCGTGTTCCGTCGCGGGTTCGATATGACGACCCATAGTCGTAGTTCAGCCTGGTCGGTGAAGAACCCCTCCGTTACCTGCCATATCGGGTCCGCGATACCCGACGCCTCGTCGAATTGGACCATCATGGCCACTTGACTGTGGGCGCCGGCGAAGGCGTCCGGGTTCTCCTCAGACCATGACTGCCCTTCGATATAGAAATACTGGGTGTCCATTTTCAGCTGCTCTTTCAGCAGCCGGCTGAACCAGTCGGTCGGGCGCATGGACATACCGGACTTGTCGAACCAGTGGGCATTGATCGCCATCGTTTTCCACTTACCCAGCTCGGCCATGGTCCGTGAACGCAACTGGGGTTCGGTATTCGCTGTCACGATCCCCGTACCGCCCGGCCAGCACGACATGAACCACATATCCAGCATGGACAGGAATGCCGATTTCCCCGGCCCCCGGCCGCTACTGATCGCCAGATAGATAACCTCACATGGCAGCCCGATCGACAGTTTCTGCTTGTTCACCAAGAGCTTGTCCCGTATCCGCCGGAACTCATCGACCTGCCACTGCCGTGGCCCGTTGAACTTCTCCAGAGGTGTTCCCTTCACGCCCCACGGGAACGCATATCGCACATACCCCTCGGGGTCGTACTTGAACGAGAACACCCTGGCAATCAGTTCCTGTTCTTTGGGCGTTGGCTCAGACTTACTCAACGACTTCGCCCTCGATGGTGCGGGCATTTAGTCGATTCTCCGCCGCCTCCATCGCCTCGATGATATTGATATTCAAGTTATTTTCGATCTGGTTGACTTTCCCGTAGCGCTTCCTGTTCCACGCACCCATAACGAATTGACGGGTTTCTATCCGCAGCTTGGAGCGCTGCACGTCCTCCAATGAGTCCTCGGCGTCAGCGATTTCAATACACTCCGCTGCCAGCATCTCAGTGCCGATACGCTGGGCTTCCTGGTACCGGCTCTCCCGGTCTGTGTCGGCGTGTATCCACCGAAGCAGGTGCTGGTAGTCAATCGGACGAACGTCATCGTCGAGAATCTGCTTCAGCGGTCGACCATTGGCCAGTTCCTCGAGGATATCTTCGAATTTGTACTCATAGGTCAAATAGAGCAGCGCCCTGACATCGCTGCCCGATGGTGCAGGGGCTGACGGTGCCGGGACAGGCGGGGATTGTGGTGCCGGGGGGTGGCCTGCAGGGACAGGCACCAACCAGTCAGGGATGCTCGATGTTGCGCTCATTGTACGATTTTGGATTAGTGAGGGGGTGCTGTCAAGGGTTCAGGGATGACAGGGGTGCATTGGAGTAAGTGGTGCAGGGGTGGTCGTTGGGTGAAATTTTAATTTTTATATTTTTCAAGGGGTTACTGGGTCACGGGGTCGCTTTTGGGATTTTTATTTATAAAATTTTTCAGGGGTGCGGGGGTGACCACCCTGTACAGCGCACCGCAGCCGCCTTGGGGCCCCGCCCCCCTGCCGCGCAAATTCAGCGGGTCAAGGCCGCCCGGCCTCGGTCAGCCCTGCAGGAATCACGGCGGCGCCGGGTCACCGTGCCACCAGGCCACCAGGTCAGCGGGTCACCAGGCCACCAGGCCCACCACATCCCAGATCAATGATTAATGATCCCATAACAGTAAATGATGATCTGGGATGCAGTGAATTACTGCGTCATGGGATGGCGCAAGTGTACCACTTGATAAATGTCAAATTGTGCCGTTTGTCGCAAGTGTACCAATGTATTACAAGGCAGTGATGATCTGGGACGTGATGCAATATAGACACAATGCATTACTATGTTATGGGATGGCGATAGTGTACCAGTGTTGCACGGTGTCACAATTTCCCCTTCGCCGGCGACCCCCTAGAATTTACGATTTTCTAAAAACGCTGATTTTTACCCTCAAAATCCCTGTTTCAGTCAATCTTGTCGCACTGTACCACATTGGTACACTATCGCCATCCCATAACCATTTAATCCCATGACATATAAAAACACTTGACACCATCCCAGAACACAACTAATGTGACAACTGTAACAGTAACCCACTAAAACAGGTAATCACACTATGAAAACTCGCAAAATCACTTATCGCCAGTACTTATCGCTCATACTGGGCCAGAAACAGCGCCAGCGCCCCGCTAAACACTGGCCCAGTGCCAAGGTAGCGGGTAAACAAACAAGCCCTCAGACGGCAGCACAGAGCGCCTGAGCACCACTACACAACAAACACGAATGAGGACCATATCATGACTAACTACCTTAATTTTCACCCCGGCGAGATGCAGAACGGACGCTCCATCTGGATAGATGATAGTGCGGCTTATGGTGTTAGCTCAGACGTGGCGGACTTCGTAGACTCTATGATCCTTGGCTGTGTTGCCAGTATCGCGACCACTGGAATCGCCGACGCGCTGGAGGATGGCGAGCTGCTGGGACACATAGCCGCTGAGCTATCCATCACCAATGATGATCTGCAAGGTATCGTCGAAGAAATGCACGCGGCGCTGACAGCATAACCAACCCGCCGCCCTACGGGGCGGATCACACACACAACGAGGGCAAGACAATGGCAGACAAACCAAGAACAGCACATTATTTCGAATATCGGCAGAACAATCAGGTGACCCGCGAACTGATCATCAGTAAATCATTCAGTCCGCGAGACATGATAGAGAAGCACACTGTCGACAATGAGCGATCCGCCCGACAGCTGGCCCGGGACCTGGGGGCGAAACCGTGGAATTTTTAACTAATCCAGATAGACAGCGGCGCATTGCTGAACTGGATAAGATCATTGAGCGCGAACAGCAACGGCTGGACCGGCTGCACATTGCCGGCGCAGTAGTGACACTATGCGCCATCGTTGCGCTGATCATTTTTATCGTTTAATTATTAACTACTCCCTAAATAGGTGAATATTATGAGCAATTTAATGACATTACAGGAAGCATTTGACAGCTGGGAATCGGAAATAAAACCGCTAGTCATTGAGCAATACAGCGAAGATGATGAACCGGCAATTAATGAGTCGTGGAATAATTACACTGATTCGCTTTGTAAAGATGGACAATTGACCGATTTACAATATAAATATTGCCCCGGTTATGACGATGGTATGCCAGACAATGATTTAGAATTTATTATCGAACAATTAGGTTTGCCTGGTGAGTACGCTGAACAGTTTGAGCAATTGTTCTTAATTAGTTGATCATTTTTATCGTTTAACTACTAACTACTCTCTAAACAGGTGATTATTATGAATTGGAACACGATAGACCAACGCTGTGAGTCAACACCCTTTGTTGTTTGCGAAACACCGACGGGCAATGTCCGATTGTGGCGGTCGAAAAGACAGGGAAACTATGGTTATCAAGTATACGGTTTTGCTATTGACATTGATAATTGCCCCGACGTATCTAGTGATAGCGCTGGTCATTTTTATAAAACAGACGGTTATGGCTACTGTAAAAAATCCTCAGCGCTTGAGTATCTTTTCCGCCAGCTCGGACACAAGCCGCGCGATATGCACCTTGGTAGTGAGGGAATCCCGCACCGGTACAGAGTGGGCGGCAACTATTATCGGATACCCAAAAAAGATTGGGTGAAAATCAAATAACCAACAGAGGGCAAAACCCATGACACACTGCACCAGGTTTCAGGCGACAACCCGGCGACAGTTCAACGTCGGTCAGATTGTCCCTGTATTGACGCAACAGGGCATCGTCGATGCCGTCATCATTGCCCGTCGTTACATTGCCGACGGGTTCCGTCAATATCAACTAGCACCAATGGAGACAATAGGCCATGACAATAGCACCGCATAACTTGACACTAGACGAACTGATTAATCAGATTCACCGCGACGATAACGCGCAGGCATTGGCGCTCATTGATAAAATATGTCACGACCATGAACTGACTCAGCTGGACGATATAGCAGAGCATATGGACAGTAACGGCGAGCTGGAGAACGCCGTTGCTCGTCTCAATAGCGCAATGGACGAAATAGCCAATATTTGCGAAAACGAGGATTTCGATACAGTCGACCATGCACTTGCCGCTGTTAATTCGTTTGTTCGCTGGGAGCGTGACTAATGATTACGCTGTACAGAAAGGCCACGGATGACGAACTGATAACCACCGGCTCACTGTCTCACAGTCCACTGTCGCGGGAACTCGCGGCGCGGTATAAGCTGGCGCTTGAGTCACTGCGCCGGGTCAAACCGCCACCGAAACCAACTAAACCATAACCCCACCAGGCGCTATATTTTGCGATATAAGCGCCTCTTTTTTACCCTGTAGGAATCACCACCATGACCAAGAACAGCGAACCATTGACAAACCTAGCCGTCTATCGTCAGACCTTGAACCTGTCCCGTACTCAGATGGCCGATATGCTGGGCCTGAATATCCAGACATATCGGAACTATGAGCGCGGCGACCGGCCAGCACCAGGACCCGTCGATCGATTGCTTGATCTACTGCAGACCCTGGACGCCATGGCGCCAGACTTGGCGGACCTGTGGCGACAAAGCGCGATTCAGAAATCCGTTTCTGTGGACAAGTGAGCCCTATGGGCTCGTGGTGTTGATTACCCCGGTTCCAGGGCGAAGGGTGAATTTGCTGCAGGATTTGCCCGGGGTAGTCAACCACCCCCATGTTGATTAAAGTGCCCCTCTGTCGCCACTGGCGGGGCTACCAGCCTCTAAACGATGTGGAGTCACACACCATATAAACGGCTTGCAGATTATGGTCACCATCTGCCAGAGTGTCAAAGCATACCAGCCCGCGAGTACGGCGCGATCATTGCGGTGTGCGCCCGGCTGGGCAGCGGCCGGCAACACCTCGCCCGATCCCATGCCGCGAATCCGTACCGGCGCGCATTATCGACCCATGTATTCAGTGTTCTCTGGGAGCACCCCAGCTCTTTCGCCAGCGCGTAAATACTGAACCCCTGGTCGAGCATTTCGATAGTCCACGCTATTTGTGCTTTTGTTGGGCGGTGGTGTTTCATGGGTTGCGCTCCATTAGGCGGCGGGTGGCCGTATCAGCTACGGGCCTGCCTTTGTTTAGTTGCCCCAATTTTTGACAGCAAGCTCTTGTTTTAACTGATCTAGCTCTTTTTGTATCCGTTGAACACGAGTATCACCAGAAGGTAAAAATGAACAGCCTGTCCTGAGATCATCAACCGCTCTTAGTGCGCGCCTAACCTCTTTGCGTTTTAAACTTTTAAATTGACGGGCGGTTTCAAGGCCCATATTGTTTAAGCAGTATTTAGGTATTGTCATCACTCCGCCTCCGCTGGTGGTTGGTTGTCGATCCTGGTGCCTATCTCGTCATGATGTGGGCACCAATCACAGTCCTCGCTACCGATAGCAGAGCAGTAGATAAAACCGTCATGCACAAACTGGCAGCAATTATCATTTTCGCAACGGCATTCTGCGCTGCCGCAAAACTCACAAAGCTGGGGCGCGTCATTGTCGTACTGGCTGTCATCTTCGTCGCTGAACATCACTCCGTCTCCGCTGGTGGTTGCCAAACATAACTACCAAGCTCTAATGACCACCAGCAAATAACCCGACGGTTCTGCCAGAGCTTGCGCTTTCTTCTTGCTGACACCCTTCGTATGATTCCTTTTTGCAGCTTCTCAAGGTCTGTCATTTATTCCGGCTCCGCTGGTGGTTGTCGTGGCTGGCAAACTTTTAGGAGTCGCCTGCACCAAGCTCGCGAGCTTCGTTTATCGCTTTGCCCAGTGCAAATAAAACATCTTGGTCAAAGCCTATTGCTATTATCCTTGTTCCTGACTTCCTGGTGAACATAATCTCAGCCCTATATGAGCTGTCGCCGATAGCGTGATCAATCTCAACCACGCCCAGCGTTTCTGCCTCTCGCCATACCTGGTCAAGTGTCAGCTGCTCAAGTCTTGTAGTTTTTGCTGTTGCTGATGGTAAATTCATCACTCCGACTCCGCTGGGGGGTTACGCTCTACCGTTATGCGGTATTCAATCGACCCGTCCGTTCTGCTGATTTCTACGGGTTTCCCAAAATTGACGCAGTGCTGTGCAACGGCGATCAAAGCTGGCAGCGTTACATCTTGCTTCCCCGCCGCCCATGTCCGGCCATCTTTTAGCAGTGTGCCTGCAAAAATCGTATTAGTTAACGGGCTTGTAGCCACCATTAATTTTTTATTCATAGTCCGCTCTCCACCGGTGGTTGTGGTATCACTGCTTTCATCCAATAGCCGCCCATATCTTCAACGTACTGCGCCACATTCCAGCCATACTGACCAATAGCAGCGAAATATTTACAGGACGTGCCGCTGTATAAAATCGACACTAGGATTGGCTGGCCGTCAGGGTCGCCGTTCCACCACCACCAAGCGCATTGCTCATCAGGCAACCGCTCGGCGGCGCTGTGCCATTGTGACTGCTGTAGTAGATACATAATCGCATCTGCCGTCACGCCCTCGCTTTGTCCCTGTGTTGATAGTATTGCGTCTATAATTTGTTTTCGTAGTTCACTCACAACAACAACCCCTCCCGCGCTGTGCGCTCGATAATGTTTCTTGTGGGGACTAGCCGCGCCACTTCACTGTAAAACTGTGCCGTTTCCCTATCGTCATAAGGCGGAATATAAATAATGGCCTTTTTATCCGTACCAGGCAGTAGTGTGAAATTGATAATCACCGGCTCATCTTTTGCCAGCCAGCAAATTATTTTTTGTTTCCATTTTGGTAGATTATTCACTTATCCCTCCCGCGCTGTGCGCTGTTTGGTGTAGTCCCGCGCATTAGCGCCCTTAACCAATGTGCCATCACGTAGCAGCACATCCACCTTGCACCCGCTGGAGCCGACAATCTCGACCTCAGCGCCCAGCGGGATAGCCCGTGCCGGGCCGAGTGGTATGCGGCAACTCTCCGCAGTGGCCTCGCGGAAATCCATCTCGCCGACGATGCCGAAGGCGAGCAGGATCAGGGCGGCGAGGATGTATTCAGGTTTCATGATTCGTCCTCAGCACAGTATTCGGCGTAGCCCCTGATCTGGTCGTAAACCATCCGGCCAAGGGCCGCGAAGTCCTTTGTATAGACAGCCCGACCGATCATCGTGGCGCTGTAGCGGAAGGCCGAATCTCTTGTTGTTAAATAATCTTTACGCTGTGCCGGAGTCATTGAGCCTACAACACCGTCCGGCCCTATGGCCTCCCAGATAAAATCTGGATCGTGCAGCAGGGCTTTAATTTTGCGGTCTACGGCCTCTTGGTCTCGTGCGCGTGGAAGCCGCATCACATCGTCAACTTTCCGCTGGTGCGCAGCTAAATCCAGCGATAAGCGGCAAGGTGTGTTGTCCATTGTGTTGTCCTCTCGTTGGTGGTGTGGCTTGCGATTACTGTATACACAATGTATCACATTGCACAAAAAGGTCAATAATTATTTTAACCCAGTGACTCATGACCATACACTTTGGGTTTTTCTGATCGGGATTCCTTGTAAATGTCGTTCAGCTGAGCCTGTTTCGCACGGATCACTTTGTCCCGGTACTCCTTGAACAAGACCTTCAGGTCTGGGTTTATATACCACAGTGCTTTATGACGATGCTCATCCGACCCATCGTCCACCCTGGCCACCCAGTTAGCCTTCTCCAGTAGCGCCATGGCGGAGTAGACCGCTTGATCCTGTTGCCATACTGTCATGCCTGCAAGCTGGCGCCGGGCAGATCGTTTGATCTCACCCAGGGTTACCTGCTCTTTGTCCGACCT